CATTTTATGTTTTTTCTATACTCCCTATAAAATAATGTGTGCGTGTGTGCGTGTGTGTGTATAGTGTAGTAAGTAAAATAATTATAATAATCTGTAACCTGTAACATAGTATCTAAAAACCAATAAAATCAAGTGTCTCACATTTGCAACACATAAAAAAATCTGTAACCATGTTAAGAGAATACCAAAAAAAAGCAATAACATTAATTGAGGGCAATCAAAATAAGAATGTTGCGCTACAAATGCCAACTGGATCAGGCAAAACTTTTACCTTTTGCGAAGTCGCTAAAAGGCATTACGCAGAAAATATTACAAGTGTGTTAATATTGGTACATAGACAAGAATTACTACAACAAGCAAAAAATAGTTTGGGAGAGCGTTGTTTCTTGATTGAAGCAGGTATTAAATCAATACCAGGTGACTATGCTTATTATGTTGGCATGGTGGAAACAGTAAACAAAAGAATAAAGATATTGCCTAAATTTGGATTGGTAATTATTGATGAGTGCCACATCGGTAACTTTAAAAAAATGCCATTCTTTGAGCAACCACATTGCAAAGTGTTAGGAGTAACCGCAACACCTATTAACGAATACCCATTGGCAAACTATTATGCTGAATTATTGCAGCCTGTTACCATTACTGATTTAATTGATAACAATCATTTACTTGATTGTGATGCCTACGGATTTGCATCTGATTTAGTAGCAGCACAAAAATTTAAAATTAAAGGCGGTGAATTTGATGAAAAGCAAATGGAGGAATTTTATAGCAGCGAAAAAATGGTTAACAATGTCATTGAAAGCTATTGGAAATTATCAGCAGGTAAAAAAACGCTAATATTCAATGTAAATTTAAAACATAACGATGCAGTTTATACTTCATTATTATTTGAGGGCTTGAATGTTTATAGCATAACCGGTGAAACTGAAAAAAAAGAACGTGCTGAAATCCTGCAAAAATTTAAAGAAGAACCTGATGCAATAATTTGCAATGTTGGTGTGTTGACTGCTGGATTTGATGAGCCAACAATTGAAACGATAATACTTAACAGAGCAACAAAGTCTTTATCACTATACTTGCAAATGATTGGTAGAGGATCAAGATTAAGCGAAAAAAAAAGCAACTTTACTGTTATTGATTTGGGAAAAAATACTGCAAGGCATGGTCAATATACCGATTATTTTGATTGGCAAACATATTTTAAAAATGGAACTAAAAAAGAAAATAAAAGTGCAGGTATGGCACCAGTTAAGGAGTGTCCAAATTGCGGCCATCTTCAGCATACAAGAAAAGTAAAGTGCGAAAGTTGTGGTCATGATTTTGAAGAAGAAAGAGCAAACCAAGCAGCAGAAGAACAAATAAAACAACTTGTAAAACTAACAAGGGAAAAACCAATGAATATACCTACCCAACATTTATTTCAATTAGCAGAGGAACGCAAATGGAAACCATACGCAGTTTTGCATAAGATTTGCGATCACATCATTCAATATGAGTTAAAACATTCGCCAATAACAACACATGAGCATTCAGTTAAGATGGCAGGTGAGCAGCTATCTGTTTGGTGCAAAAAATATGAGAAGCAAAATAATAGGTGGCATCAAGATTTTATTGTAACTTTGTTAAATGCAAAAAGAAAAGAAGCAGTCGGAGGATAAAATACAAAGTGATTGTTACGTTTGGTTTCACAACACCTATCCACATTTGCGTGGCTTATTGTGCTATAACCTAAACAATAGTAAGAACAAGATTGATGGTGCAAGAAATAAGGCTAAAGGTTTAATTGCTGGTCGAAGTGATATGGTGCTTTACTACAAATCAAATGCATTTATGATTGAGTTCAAGACATCAGATGGTTTGCAGTCAGTTGGGCAAAAGGAGTGGGAAGCATTAGTTAGGAATCAAGGTTTCCAGTATCACATCATACGTTCACTTGAGGAGTTTCAGATGCTAATACTTAACTTATTAAAATAATTCTTATCTTTGTGGCATGAAAGCAGCCAAGCAAAATATAATATCTGATTTGCTTATAGAACTTGAAAAAGGAACAGAACGTGGCAAAGCGTTGGCAAAAGTCGGCAAAAAGTGGCAATTAAGTAACAGAACATTTGATAGACATTGGAAAGTAGCCCAAGAACAATATAAACTTCGAAGCCAAGAGATTGAAAAGGAGTTATTGAAGCAAAGTACCGAAGCAGAAAAGGAACGCTTAAAAGAGGCTATTTTGAGCAAAAACGAAACAATGGAGATTTTAACAAAGATTATTCAATCTGACTTAGAAAAAACTGCCGATAGAATAACCGCTTCAAAAACAATGGCCGATTTAAATGGTTGGAATGCACCATCTCAACTTAACACCACCATAACCGACACGCGCCCACCATCGAAGATAACCACACCTGATGGGCTAATTATTGAACTGTGATAGTTGACCTTAAAGCCAACCCAAAACAATACGAATTCTATGTGCAAGCTATGGCGGCCGCACAAGGAGTAACCGAGAAGCGAAACCTATTGTATGGCGGTGCTATACGAGGCGGTAAATCGTTTATTTGCGCTACCATTTGCCTAAGACTGGCAACGATGTACCCGAATTCAAAGTGGCACGTTATCCGTTCCGACTTCCCAAAGTTAGTTAAGACCATCATACCAACCTTTGAAAAGATTATCGATGGGATGCCACACTATAGATGGTCACGCGATAAGTCAAACTACTTTGTGGAAAACACCAAAACCAAAGCAAAGATATTTTTTATGGCGGAAAACATTAGCCATGACCCCGAACTAAACGCTTTCTTAGGACTCGAAACAAACGGAATATACTTTGAGCAGATTGAGGAACTGAGCAAGAAGTTATGGAACATCGGCAGCTCACGCGTTGGCTCCTGGTACATTGACAAGATGCCCACACCTTTGATATTAGCTACATTCAACCCGACTCAAACGTGGATTAAAGAGGAGATACATATCCCATATCTTAAAGGCGAACTTGGTCCAGAGTTTTACTATCAACTTGCCATGCCTGATGATAATGCATTCGTAACTGATGAGCAGCGTAAGGTGTGGTCACGTATGGATGAGCGTTATCGTAGGCAGTTTATTGGTGGCGATTGGACCAACTTCGACATGGATGGCAACCGATGGGCGTATGCTTACGATGCTGCTAAACATTTAAAGCCTATTGAACTAAACAAACAACTGCCCATCATACTTAGCTTTGACTTCAACCGTAACCCGATATGTTGCTCAGTGTTGCAAGTTATGCCCCCATCCACTATACGCATTAAGGAAACTATTAAATTAGCCAATAGCGACATCTATCAACTATGCGATGTGATTAAATCAAAGTATGGTAACGCATTATACCAAGTAACTGGCGATGCGAGTGGCAAGTCATCGAGTGCATTGGTGCAAGATAACCTCAACTATTACGTTGTTATTCGGCAGAAGTTTAACCTCAGCAACAATCAAATGTTAGTGCCGAGTGTTAACCCATCACTCGAAGATAACCGTATGTTAGTCAACTCACTTCTTGCGCGTGGCAATGTCGAACTTGACCCGATTGGAACAAAGGGTTTGCAATTCGATTTGGAGAACGTGGCAGTACTTCCAGATGGAACGATTAAGAAAACAGACCGCAACGATCCGACTCAACAAGCCGATGCATTAGATACATTTCGATATGCATGTAACACTTATTTAAAAAATTTCTTATATTTGCACAATGTTTAGCGTAATAATCCCAACAATGTGGAAATCTCCACGCATCACGAAGCTTGTTGAAGACCTATGCAACTGCGAATCCGTTGGGGAAGTCATCATTATTGATAATGCACCAGGAGAAGACCAACGATTGCCAAATAATGGTAAGATAGCATTGCATTTAATGGCTGAAAACATTTACGTAAACCCCGCGTGGAATTACGGAGTTGAGCGTGCACAATATGAAAACATTGCAATATGCAACGATGATATAAACTTTGACCCATCGTTCTTAAAGTTTTACGATGATGGCTCGTTGCAATACTTAGGCGTTATCGGTATGGCATTTGAAAACTACCAACTAAAAGCCGATGCTAACATCCATCTTAAAGCAATGAAACAACGCCCATACGGATGGGGATGTTTGATGCTTATGAACAAATCCAAGTACGTTGCCATACCGGAAGACTTATTTATTGCAAATGGCGATGATTGGTTGGCGCAAAATGCAACACCATACGAGTTGCATGGCTTATCAATTCAATCCGAGATTAGCACCACATCAAGACTTGAGGAGTTCGGTATGATTCAACACACTGATAACGAAACTTTCTTAACTAAATATAAAAAGTAATGGCACACAGAGAACAAAGAGAATGGTGCGAGCTCGTTAAGTACGCGCATGATGAGTTCTTTATCGGCACAAACGTGTTGGACATCGGCTCACTTGACATCAATGGCAACAATCGTTACTTATTCGAGCAATGCGACTATACCGGTATCGATATCGGACATGGCCCAAATGTTGACTTGGTAATCAAAGGGCACTTGCATATGACAGACATCGACAACAATTACGATGTGGTCATTTCAACCGAATGCTTTGAGCATGATGAATATTGGCAGCAAACATTAAAGAATGTCATTAACAACTTGCTAAAAAAGGGCGGTTTGTTTTTGTTTAGTTGTGCAGCGCCAGGCAGACCCGAACATGGGACAAAGAAAACAAGCCCAAAGGATAGCCCATTCACAACCGACTATTACCGCAACCTAAGCGAGGAGGACATTCGCAGCGTGTTGGATTGCGATAAGATATTTTCTAATTATAAATTCAAAACACGCACCGAGTTCCCACAA